GTTGTAACCTAACGTAGCAGCGTGCGCTCCTATAGCAACCAATAACCAAGATTTTCCACCTCCAGGATTACCAAATATTAGACCTAAATCACCACCACCTAATCCTTTTTGTGTTAGTTCATTAATATGACTCCATGGAGTAGGAATTGGATTTCTTGTTTCTACTCTATATCTAGTTTCTATATCTTTTAGATATTCATGGCCTAAATCTTTTTCTCTGCCAGCTTGTAAAGATTCATTAATTAAATTTCTAATATCATCGAATGAACCAGCATTTAATAAATCTACTGATGTTAGTAGTGCTGATTTTAGTGATTGGTTCTTACAAAATTTTGAGAATTCATCTTCAACATATTCTTTATCTTCTGTTGGTGCATTATAAGATTCTCTTAATTGTTCTTTAATCGCGATTTTTAGAATATCATGTTCTAATTTTTTCATCTCTACTTGGAGGGTTTCCATAGTAGGAGTAGTATGATATTCTTTATAGTATTTTAATATTTCGTCAATAATCCACTTATGGGATTGTGAATCAAAATAATCAGGGGTAATTACGTCATTTACTGTTTTTAAAAACTTGTCATTGGTTAGTAGGGAAGCTATTACTTTAGTTTGGAAGCTATTCCCATACTGGTTAAGACTTGATAATGTTGTCATATAATTTATTTTTTAGCATAACGATTTAAATTCATAAAACAATTAGATAACCATGATTCAACATTAGGAAATATTTTTTGTAGTTTATCTTCATCACACATTTTAACAAATGCTCCTGTATTTAATTTATTAGTAGGTCCTTCTACTATTTCATCAATTTCAAACTCATCTGTTTGAGGAATATTTGGATTGTGTAAATCCATTAATAGTGAATTTATATCTAGTTGGTATTTAAAATCTACAATACGTGAAGGTAATAATTCCTCTTGGTTTTCCAAACATTTATTATAAATTTCTTGCATTGTAACTGGTTTATTACCTGATAGTTCGGGGAATAGTTTTGATAATTTTTTAGGACCTAATCCTTTTACCCCAGGTACATTATCAGATTTATCTCCCATTAATATTTTTTTAATGAGGAAATTAATAGAAGATACACCGAATTCGTCTTTTACTTTTTCAGGTGTATAAAACTTCTTTTTAGTAGGAGCATATACAGAAACATTAGGAGCTACCAATTGGAGAAAGTCCTGATCTGAGGACATTAGAGTAATATGATTATCATCAGCTTTTAATTTATGGGTTATATAAGCCATTACATCATCAGCTTCTACTTTATCGATAACCACCATATCCAAAGGTAATTCTTCAAGGTAATTAATTAAACGGGTCATTTGAGCAGACATAGATTCAGACTCTTCTTCTCTAGAATCAAAACCATCCCAATTAGTAACTCTTTTAATGTTTCTATTCCCTTTATAATCGGGATAAAGATTCTTTCTATTATTAGAACCTCCAATCCCATCAAACACAAGTATAACTCTTGTAGGTTGTATTAATTTAATGGCATAACCTATAGATTTTAAAAATCCGGTCATTCCACCAACATGGTGGCCATTAACATTCATAACATTTACAACACAAAAACATCTTAAAAATGTATTCATAGAGTCTACAACTAAAACTCTACTGTTTTTATGTTCTCCTATAGCATCATCTTTTACACTATCGAGTATACTTGCGAAATCTTTTTTATTCATTGAAAGGGTTATCTGGTGTATTAGCTATATCTTCTCCTATTTCTGGTTCTTCTATAATCTCAATAGAACCTCCATCATCTCCTAATACTTTAAGCCATTCATGTGAATGTTCAGCTTTATAAGCATTAATAGCTTTAGGATCATTTTCAATAAATCCATGAGGAGTCATAATAATTCTTCCTGTAGTAGTGATACCATTAATGTGGTTCTTTTCTACTTGAACTTTAGTGCGCTTAGCAAACTCTACCTTTTTACCATCTTTAGTAGCATTAAGTTTTGAGGTACCTGCGTTAGTGATATTACCATAAGTTACAATCAATGTAGCATCAAAAAACATAGTTTCACCACCTTTATTTTTCATCTTTGGAAGTTCCATAGGTGAACCAGGTTTTAGTGTCCAAATTTTATTAATAGCTACTAATGAGTTAGTATAAGGATATGATTCTTTACGTGATAGTAGAATACGTTGATTTACTTGCCCGCCAAATTGTACGGACATAGCACCAGCATTCCACTCATTTGAGTTTTTATTTGATTGAATACTCATGGCACATGGAACGGATCCAATAGAATCCCATAAAAAACATAAATCATAAGGTAAGTTACCTTTCTTCTGTTCATCTAATAAATCCAAAATGAATGATGCAACATCTTCAATTGTATTTAGATTACCTCTATCTGCATATATAAAGAAACCATCATAATCTACAATTTCACCTGTATTTTCATCTACTATTTCTTCTACTTTCACTCCCATCTGAATAGCATGTTCCCAATTCCATTTCATCTCAGTGATAATGAAAACAGGCATAATGCCTTTCTTTTGGGCTTCAACTGCTACTTCTAGGAGTTGAGTAGTTTTACCTGTATCCGAATGCCCGCGTATAAGTGTAACATGCCCATGAGGGATACCAGGCAGAGACAAAATATCTTGTAATGCGTCTGACGCTGGTATCCATGATTGGGGTTTAAACTTTACACTGGCTCCAGCCAAGTACTTAGATTTTTTAAATTTCTTTAAATCAAAATTTTTACTTGAGGACTTTACCCCTGCAGAAGCGGCTTCTGCTGTACTTTTCTTTTTAGCCATGTTTTATTTTAATTAAAATGGTAGATCATCTTCACTATCATCTGATTTATCATCTCCAAATATATCATCAAATTCATCAGATTTGCTTGTTTTATTAGCAGCTCCATTTAATGTGTAATTGGTTGATTCTTCAGCAACAGGAGGTGTAGTTTCTTCTTCTTCTTCAGGTTTTAACCATGATTGAAGTACTTCCTTAAGTGAATTAAAATCGTAACGCTTATATAATGTAAAAATATCAGGTTGTTCATTAAGATAACCTCCAACTAGTTCATCATCTTCTGTTAGTGGTGTAACTTTAGTACGTGGTCTAATTGATACACTACCATATAAGTTACCTTCTTCTTCAGGTGTTTTCTTAGTAACTAACATATCACGTCCTTCAAGAAGATCAGTAAAATCACCGATATCCTCATCCTCAGCCATGCTAAGTAGTTCTTGATATACTTGTTTTCCAAATTCCCAAAGACGAACACCTTTTTCTTCTTCACCACGTACAAGTACTGGGGCGAATATTCTCATTTTAGGAAATAATTTTTTAGCCATGTCTTTGCTTTCCTTATCATCTTCCTTGTAAAGCTTAGAAGCAAATTCTTGGACTGGATCTTTCTCACCGAAATTATTTAGAGCCATAATAGGTGCTCTAGTTAGTCCATAGTGAAAAAATACTTCACGGAACGGATAATCCTTATCAAATTTTGATGGGACAATACGTACAACATGTTTACCTGATTTAGGTTTCCAATAGATAGTACTATAATCTATCTTGTCTTTTTTAGATCCACCTCCTTTGTTTTGGAGTTGGTTCAAACGTTTTGTAATAGCGTTTAAATTCATATTATATAAATGTTTAATTAATTAATGTACAGATATAAACGTACGAAAGGAGATTTGGGGAGCCAAATTTCCTTACAGAAAAATTACAAAGAAATTATCTTATATACTTTTGTGGGGAGCTTATTAAGCTCATCATCGTTAGACAACAATATGGAATTTTTGTATGATTCCCAATCTACTTGATGTGTTTTATCTAACACACCGTTATTGTTCATTTTGATGATTAAATTCATAGCATTTATTGTATATAACGTATTAGTATGTTTTTTTCTGTGTACTAATATTGTGTCTTCAGATATAGAAAGACGTTCGGTTGTATCGGGTGTATAAGTGACTGCTAGATCTCGTCGGTCAGTGATAGACAAAACAAATATCTTGTTATGAAGAATAGGATAAGTAGTAGTAATTCGTTCTACTGCATCCTCAAGCTCTCGCCTCCTAACGAATGTACAAAATAACTTATTCACTAATAATTGTTATTTCTTAGCAGCTTTTCTATCTCGCTTTTCTTTTTCCTTTTCTAATTTAGCTTTAGCTTTATTTAATTCGCGAGCGCTTCCATCTAAATCCTTTACAACAGCTTTTAATGCTTTAGCATCGATATACTTCTTGAATATCTCTTTACCTAACATACTTTTCAAGGTAGCTACTTTCTTAGCATCTTGTTCTATCTTAGCTAGTTTAGCGTTTTCAGCAGCTTCGTTTCCTGCTTTGTCTATTTCGCTAATACGGTGTGTGATTGCTTCTTTAATAAGAGCTTTTACAATTGGATTATTCATAGAATATATTTTATTATAAATATTGAAAAATTAACTAAAATCATATGTTTTATTAAATTTTACACTAACAGGGTACCCTCCATTTTCTAGTATTAATTTAATTTTAACTAATAATTCTTTACCTTCACTCTTATCTACATCCAATACAATAGCATCATAATTATAGAATATTAATTTAGTGTTCTTACCATTTAACAGACGCAATATTTTATACATTTTAACTGTATTAAGTTCTGTTTCGTAATTCTGGAGTATATAAGGTAATAATTTTGTTTTAGATGTTATTCCAGTTAATGGTTTATTACTTATATGTCCATTGATATAACCTTTAGCATTGTATTCATTCCATTTCTTATTCTTATATTCTTTAACTAATCTAAAGAATTCAATGTGTTGGTATTCTTCTAATTTCTTTTCTGTGTATAAGGTTTTGAATGTAATTTCTTTACTTTGCTTATATTGTTCCTTAGTTAATTCAGTGGTATTAAAATATTGTTTACCTAAGAATTCATGTATGTTATCTTTACCAAAGTCAAATCCTACTAATTCACCTAGTAATCTAACGTGGAATGAATCAAAATCCATTTCCATCAATGCATCATTTTTAGCTACAAAACTAGATCTACAACCATTGTCTTTATTTAATGCTCCAAAGTTAATACCATTAAAAGCATTTGATGGTCTTGATGTAACATTATATAGATTATATCTAGTATATGTTGTGGTTTCTGTTGTAGAGTAGCTAAGATTATCGGGTTTAAAATGATGTCTCATTTTATCAATATCTGTGGTGATTCCATTTTGTTCTATTAAATAAAACGTTGGTATCACGTAGGTATTGTAGAATTTATACCACTTAGTAGCAAAATTATCATCATTAAAATCTATTAATTTATATAGTTCTTCACAATATTCATAATGTTTAGATATTGGAATTAGTTTATTTACATCAGCTCTATCTGCGTGATGATAATACGACATTTTAACACTAGGGATAGATGGTAATTCTATTTGTTGTGTTAACTGTATATCATATAATGATGGTTCAAAAGGTAGATGATACAATGCTTCCTTCTTATCCATAACATATAATTTGGAAAATTTGGATAGCACATCTAATACACGATTTCTATCTAAACAAAATGATTCATCCGTGTTTACACATAGCATGTAACCTTTATGTGATGAAAAGGGTCTAACATATATTAATGATAAACCCGTTAGTTTAGGATGATAATTAGCGTTTAGTGGTATCACATACAGAAACGCTTCATCGAATCTGTGATTGTCAAATTTAGTAAGTTGTTCGTCTGTTTCGACTATATAGAACATTAATCATAACCTTTATTTTAAATATAATAAATAGAGATCAGGAAACCAAATTTCCTTATTTTTTCTCCATAAACTTATCAAGAGATGTTCCAAACAGCGCACCAATAGTAATATATTCTACAGCCGTTACCAATTCAGGTGCTGGGGCTATGTCTAATGTTGTGAAACTATTACATACCATTGTTACTGCTAAGGCCATAAAGCCTAAAAATCC